AAGCACTTGAAAATTCAATTACGATAACCAAACGATACATAGAAATAATAGATGCTGCACTGTCAAAGCTTGAAGATGATAATTATTATGACCTAATCAGATTAAGGTATTTTGAAGGTAAGACCAGGGAAGAAATTGCAGAATACTTTGATGTTGATGTTGCTACAATCAGCAGGAACAAGAATCGGTTGATTAATACATTGAAGATTTACTTATTTTCAGATGAAGTTATATGTGAAATTTTCAGATAAAGGAGTGAAATCATGAATAGGGCTGAAAGAAGAAGGCTTCAAAAGAAGGGTATTACAGCAAAAGACCTGAAAATGATTGAAGAAGCTTCAGCCAAGGATGCAATAAATTATGCAACTAATGCAATGATAGTATCCTTTGCTATATGCCTTCATGATAAATGGGGTTGGGGTAAAGTAAGATTAAAAAGGTTACTTGACCAGGTGAATGAAACCTTTGATTGTATTGATGAAGATTATGTGACTATTGAGGATATAAAGAAAGCCATATTTGAAGAAACGGGAATTCTCATAAAATAAATGTCACATTATATGTCACATTAGCGCACTTGTAGTGCATTATATATAGATGTTAAAATATTAGTATCGAATAATAGTAAAATTTCCCAATCCCTGAAAAAGAAGAATGTTCGGGTTTACCTCCTGCTTGGACATTCTTCTTTTTTAATTTATAAAGAAAGGTAGGTGATAACATGGCAAAGTTGACTAAAAAACAAAAAAAATTTTGTGATGAATATTTGATTGACCTAAATGCAACCCAGGCTGCTATTCGTGCAGGTTACAGTGAAAAAACTGCAAGGTTTATTGGTGCTGAAAACTTAACAAAACCTAACATTCAGGAATATATACAACAAAGAATGAATGCAAGAGAAAAGCGAACAGAAATTACTCAGGATATGGTATTGCGTGAATTGGCAAAGATTGCATTTTCAAATGGTTCTGATTTTGCCAAGGTTGTCACCAAGCCAAGAAAAAAGATGGTTTGGAATGATGAAATTCAAGAATATGAGGAAAAGGAAGTTGAAGAACAATTTGTTGAAATAATTGATACTGATAAACTTCCTGATAATAAAAAGGCAGCTATTGCATCTATCAAAGAAACAAAGCATGGAATTGTAGTTGAACCATGCGATAAACTCAAAGCACTTGAATTGATTGGTAGGCATCTTGGAATGTTTAAAGATAAGATTGAATTATCAGGTCAGGTGAACAATCCATTTGATGAACTATCAGTTGAGGAATTAAAGAAGTTGATTGTAGATGAAGATTGATAAATATAGCAAGTCTTTTCAATTGCAGGTTAAGTTGGCACTTGCAAGAAAAGACTTTTTTTCATACTGCAATTTAAAAGCACCTGACTTCTATAAAAAAGATAGAAAATATTTGACAGAACTTTGTAATGAGTTTCAAGCCTTTTATGAAGGTGATGATGAAGTTCTTATTGTCAATATGCCACCAAGACATGGTAAGTCAAGAACAGCAGGATTATTTGTTGAATGGGTTCTTGGTAGAAATAAGAATGAAAAGATTATAACAGGTTCATATAATGAAATCCTTTCAACTGTTTTTTCAAAGAATGTAAGAAACAGCATCCAAGAAATTAAAGTTGATGAAAATAAAATTGTTTATTCTGATATATTCCCGAACACCAGGATTAAACAAGGTGATGGGGCTATGAACCTTTGGAGTTTAGAAGGTGGATACAATAATTACCTTGCTACTTCTCCAACTGGTACTGCAACAGGTTTTGGCTGCACTCTTATGATTATTGATGACCTGATAAAAAATGCACAAGAAGCTTATAATGAAGAAGTTCTTCAGAAGCATTGGGATTGGTTTACTAATACAATGCTTTCCAGGCTTGAAGAAGGCGGTAAAATCATCATCATTATGACCAGGTGGGCAACTGGTGATTTGGCTGGAAGGGCTTTAGAATACTTCAAAGAAACTGGTACAAAAGTAAGGCATATAAGCATGAAAGCTTTACAAGATGATGGAACAATGCTTTGCCCTGAAATACTTTCAAGAAAATCTTATGAAGCAAAGTGTAAAGCTATGGGTATTGAAATTGCATCAGCCAATTATCAGCAAGAACCTATTAATATTAAGGGTAGGTTATACACCAGCTTCAAGACTTACACCAAATTACCTATGGATGAAAAGGGTAATCTTTTATTTACATCAATCAGAAATTACACTGATACTGCTGACCAGGGTGATGATTACCTTTGCAGTATTAATTATGGTGTTTATAATGGTGAAGCTTATGTTCTTAATGTGTTATATACAAAACAACCAATGGAAGTTACAGAACCAGCAGTTGCAAAGATGTTATATGAAGATAAAGTAAACATTGCAGATATTGAATCCAACAATGGTGGTAGAGGGTTTGCAAGACAAGTTGAAAGAATACTACATGAAAAATATAGGACTAATAGAGTTCAGATTAACTGGTTCCATCAATCCAAGAATAAGAAAGCAAGAATACTTTCAAATTCAACTTGGGTTATGAATCATATTTACTTCCCGGTAAATTGGGCAGATAGATTTCCTGAATATTATGAAGCTATGACCAAATATCAGAAAGAAGGCAAAAATCTTCATGATGATGCACCTGATGCTACAACGGGAATTGCTGAAAAAATTAATGCAGGTCAAACATTTAGCTTTGATTAGAACCTTTGATTTAGTTCAAAGGTTTATTTTTATTAGTTCATGAAAAGGGGTAAAAATGTGTTTAATTTTGGAAATGTGATGAAGAAAATTAACCATATAATTTCTGAAGGTGCTAAAACCATTATGACTGATACACAGTTCCTTGAAAAAGAAATTAAGAAGTTTAAGAATTCGCCAAAACGGATGGCAATGATTACTGGGGAAAAATACTATCTTGGTGAACATGACATTTTACAACGGAAAAGAACTGTTATTGGTGAAAATGGTGAACTTCAGGAAGTTGATAATCTTCCCAATAATAAAATCATTGATAATCAGTATGCAAAATTAGTTGACCAAAAGGTTAATTATTTACTTGGGCAGCCATTAACTTTTGATACTGATAATAAAAAATATCAAGATGAATTAAAGAAAATCTTCAATAAGCGGTTCCACAGAACATTAAAGAACTTGGGGGAAGATGTATTAAACGGTGGTATAGGTTGGTTACACCCCTATTATAATGAACATGGTGAATTCTGTTTTAAGAAGTTTGCACCTTATGAAATACTTCCATTTTGGGCTGATGCTGAACATACCATTTTGGATATGGCGGTTAGGATTTATGAAGTGGAAGGTTATGAAGGTGATAGGGAAGTAATCATTGAAAAGGTTGAAGTTTATGACACCAATGGTATTCATAGATATGAATTAAAGGATGGTGTTCTAATTCCTGATGTTGAAAATCCATCTTCAAGTTATATGGTTGTAATTGATGAAGAAGGAAAAGAAACACATTGGAATTGGTCAAAGGTTCCACTGATATCATTCAAGTATAATAACAAGGAAATTCCACTTATCAACAGGGTAAAAACCTTACAGGATGGTATCAACACCATTGTTTCTGATTTTATGAACAATATGCAGGAAGATGCAAGGAATACAATCCTGGTCATTAAAAACTATGATGGAACAAACCTTGGTGAATTTAGAAGGAACCTTGCACAATATGGTGCTGTTAAAGTAAGAACTGTTGATGGTGCAGATGGTGGTATTGATACATTAACAATTGAAGTAAATGCAGAAAATTATAAATCAATATTGCATGTTCTTAAGAATGCTTTAATTGAGAATGCCAGGGGGTTCGATGCTAAAGATGACCGCTTAAATAGTAATCCAAACCAAATGAATATTCAAAGCATGTATTCAGATATTGACCTGGATGCCAATGGTATGGAAACAGAATTTCAAGCTGCTTTTGAAGAACTTCTTTGGTTTGTTAATGTTCATCTTGCCAATACTGGCAAAGGTGATTTTGAAGATGAAGAAGTTGCAATTATTTTCAACAGGGATATTATGATGAATGAATCTGAAATAGTTGAAAACTGTCGAAAATCAATGGGCATCTTATCACATGAAACTATCATTAGTCAGCATCCATGGATTTCTGATGTAAGTAATGAATTAGAAAGGATTAAAGAAGAAAAGAAATCAGCCATAGATGAATATTTGGATTCCTTCAATCCTGTAAAGCAGCCATATGATGAAGATGGTGAAGATAATGAAGAATAGTGCTTACTGGAAAAGAAGAATGGAAATGCTTGAAACTGCCCAGCTTGAAAAAGGTCAAAGGTTTTATGCTGACCTTGAAAGACAATACAGAATTGCTTCAGCTAATATTGAAAAAGAAATCAATAATTGGTATCAAAGATTTGCAGAAAATAATCAAATTACTATGGCTGAAGCAAAGAAACTTCTTAAAACTGGTGAACTTGCTGAATTTAAGTGGAATGTTCAGGAATACATTAAATATGGTGAAGAAAATGCACTTAATCAACAGTGGATGAAAGAACTTGAAAATGCTTCAGCAAGGGTTCATATTTCCAGGTTAGAAGCATTAAAAATTCAATTGCAGCAACAGGTTGAAGTGTTGTATGGGAACCAAGTGGATGGACTTGATAAATTACTTCGTGACATTTATTCTGATGGTTACTATCACACAGCCTTTGAAATTCAAAAAGGTTTCAATATTGGTTGGGATTTACATGATTTAGACAGTAATCAACTTGATAAGATACTTTCAAGACCATGGTCATTGGATGGTAGAACTTTCAGTGATAGAATATGGGTGAATAAACAACAGCTTATTGGTTCACTTCAAACACAATTAGCCCAAGCAGTTATAAGGGGTGAATCACCTGATATTTTAATCAAGAATCTTGCCCAGCAAATGAATGTTGATAGGAATAAAGCTGGAAGGTTAATCATGACTGAATCGGCTGCTTTTGCTTCAGCAGCACAAAAGGATTGTTTCAAAGCTTTGGATGTTGAAAAATATGAAATTGTAGCAACCCTGGATAATAGAACAAGTCAAATATGTCAAGACCTTGATGGTGAAGTATTTGATATGAAGGATTACCAGGTTGGTGTTACAGCACCCCCCTTTCACCCATGGTGTAGAACAACTACTGTTCCCTACTTTGAAGATAATTATGGGGAAAGAGCAGCAAGGGATGAAAAAACAGGTAAGACTTACTATGTTCCCAGCAATGTGAAATATAAGGATTGGAAAAAGGCTTTTGTTGATGGTGGTCCTAAAACTGGATTGAAAGAACTTGGAGATGTTAAAGAAATAGTCAAAACTTTAAAAGAACAAATTCAAGAAATAAAAGATAAAATTGAACAAAAAGGTGGTATAATAGAAGAAAGTGATATTAAAGAAGCTGGAAAATTAGTTCAAAGTGAACTTCAAACTAAAAGGGCTGATTTGAAAGCTGAAATTGAAAGACTGGAAAAGGAATATAAAGCTACTGGAATTGAAGAAATTGAAAATCAACTTTCAAAGTTACGGGCAGCAAGACGGGGGTTAATTGACCTGGATGAAGTTGGGCTTAAAGATATGGGTGAATTAAGCATCAAATATCATGAGTTAATGAGTAAAAAAATTGAATTACAATCTAAAACAGCAGAAATTGAAAATAAGTTAAAACTTATAAGGGAAAAATATAGGGGAACCTTGAAAGAAAATGCTGAAGAATTAAAGAAAAAGCTATCTGAAATTAGAAATATGGGTTATGGTTCTTTTGATGTTGATGCCCATTTAAATAAAAGCAGGTCACCTATGCGAAAGGTTGTTAAAGAAGCTTATGACTATTATCCTACTGATTGGGTTGAAAAATCTATTGCAAGAGGTAATTTAACACCAAAGAAAGTTAATAGGGGTTATTATTCAGACTTACATGCTGAAATTGCCATCAGCGGTTGGAATGAAGAAGGATATTTTAAGACTGCATTACATGAATTAGGTCATAGATTTGAAAAAGCTGTTCCAGGTATTCTTAAAGCTGAAAAAATATTTTATGAAAGAAGAACTGCTGGGGAAGCTTTAAGATGGCTTGGTGGAAATTATAGGTATGATGAAAAATCAAGATTTGATAAATTCTTAAATCCATATATGGGAAAAGACTATGGTGGATATGCTTATGAGTTAGTTTCAATGGGATTTGAATATGCTTATACTAATCCAACCAAGCTATGGGAAGATGAAGATTTTGCAACTTGGATTTATGGAATTTTAGCATTGTATTAAAGGGGGTGGTGTGATGGAAAAAATAATTGCATCAGGAAAATATCTTGGTGTTGAAACAACTGTTGAATGTTTCATGGAAGATGGATTTCCAATTATTGAAGTGAATGGTGAATATGATGAAAAGCTTCAAAGTGAATTTAATCAACTTCTAAAAAAAGCACCACCAATTGGTGGAACATATCATCCCCCTGAAAATAGTTTATTATCAGCTTATAGTGTTCTTGAATCATTATTCTTTGATGAAAATACAAAAGTTAAGATTACAGTTGAAGGGGATATTGGTAAAATTCCAATATATGATGATATAAAAGATGCAGTTTATTAAAAAAGGCACTTGCAGAAATGCAGGTGCTTTTTTCATGTTCATTTAAAAGGAGGTGATATAAACATGAGGTATAGAAAGAAACCTGTTGTAATTGAGGCTATTCAGTGGAATACACCTGATAAAAATGGCAAGGTAAAATTAGCAAGGGAATGTAAAGACCATCCAAAAGTAAGACCTACCAGTTATTTAGAAGTATCCGAA